GTTTATAGAAAAACACCAAAATTGTAAAAAAAATCTTGACAAATCGATAAATTGACGCTACCATAGGTCCAAGACCTGCCGGGGTAAACCCCCTGTCTACCTACAGGTCCCCCTAATGGTTCGCAAAATGGTCCCCGCTGGTCTTCCGGTGGGGCTTTTTTGTTGGGTACCCTAGAGGTTCGCAAAATACCCTGTATGGATAACCTTAAAAATAGAAAAAATATGTCGGGATTGCATAGCAAATGGCAGGGGGGTGGGGTGTCCCTCGCGTACCCGCGCACAGCCAAATATTTTTATTAACATCGGTGAGGCCGTTGGTTCTGGTCGTATAACCTAGCGGCACCCATCCCCCGAACACACACTAACCCCTGCGAACATATGCGCACCCACATGCGCCCGTGTAATTAATTTGTCATATTGTAAACTTTAGGGGGTGGCCTTTTGGTGGTAAAAATGCGCAGCAATTCCACACAATACACAACCCAAAACCACAAGGGATTACTGCCAGTTAGTCCGGATAAATACATGCCGGACAAAAAAAGACCCCCACCGAATAGGCAGGGGTAAGTCTAGGGAGGAAATGGTAAGGTGTTATTCGCTGCTATCTGGCTTGTAGGTAAGCTGCAGCCGCGCCACCGTTCGAGGGCTGTCGGTCGCGAATGTGTAGTGGTCGAAGCCGCACATACGCAAAAAGTCTTTTAAACCTTTGAGCTGGAGTTCAAGGGCTTCAACCTGCCCAAGTATAACCGCCTGCTCTTGGGTAGTCATTACAACAAGCTTCTTTGCCTCGTCAGCATTGAAAGTTTCATCGTTAATGTTAAGGGTTGATTTAATCATTGGTTCGGTTCCTTCTTACAAGTTAATGGGGACAAGCTGCCCCGTCCCCATCATTGTTATACTAAGCTTTCGAGTTATGCAACAAGTTTATAAGCTGATTTGGCACCCTTACGAAAAACGGTTTCTATTTTGTAACCTTTTTCTCGCAAGGTCTTTATGCCCGTATAAACTGACCCAACAGTCATTCCAGTTTCACGAATAAGCGTGTCTTTGTTCACGGCATATGTGCGACTGTGTAGGCAACGGTAAAGCTTACCAAGCTTACTGCCGGAATGAAAACCGCGCCGCTGCCGGACAGATTTCGCCGCATGGCGTGTTTTTTCCCCATTCTTATCCGCGAACAGTTCTTTGGATAATTGGGTTAAAACCTTTTGCCGCTCGTCCTGCCGATAGTATTCTTCAACACGGTCAGCTAAATAACGAAATTCTTCAATTAGATGGTTTGGAAGTGTACTCATTGGTTTATTTCTTTCTGGGCAATGCCCGTTGGTTTACACAATAAAGACCGCGTATATTATTGTTATTATCAAAGCAACGGTCAAACTTCGATATATTACATATAAAGCTTCCATTCGGTTCCCTTCATATCACAAAGAAGATTATATAAATGAGCAACGTTTCGAGCATCATGCCGCTGCCCGTTGTTCTGCCCATGTCCAGCATGGCGACTCAATAACAGTCCGAACCATGTCATTTCGGGTTCGCTGGACATTGGCAACGTTCTGGGTTGTTCGTCCAGACTGGTAACCCTTGCCCGTTTTTGGGTCTGTCCACTCTTCGTTGGTATGAGTTGCCCAATGGGTCAAAGCATTATATGCCGCCCACATAGTCTGCCCCAATTCCTGCTTTTCCTTATCGAACAAGTAAAGCAAGTTGTTCATCAGGCGTTCATTAACTGGCTTTCCCTGCCCTGCCTCAACTGCTCGACTGGATTTGTAACAGATGGATTTAGCCAACAATTCGGCAAAGGCTTCATCAGTAAACTTGGCACCTGCCCACAAGTTCATCTTGTCGCGCTGCCCCGTCCACATTTCAAGGGAACCGCCGGCCTTACTAATAAGGGCATCGGGGGACAAGTTCTTCGTATGCTTTGCCTTTTGGTGATATGCCTTTTCACCACCAAACACTAGCGTATTACGGCACAAGTCACGATAGGCACCGGAAAACACTTGAAAAGACCATGACATGTCCACCGAATTGAAAACATCCATGCGGCAATTCACACGGTCGGTTGAATCCCCAACTGTGGTTTGTAGGTCATTAAAGTGGATTGTTCGATGCGCTCGCAGCCCGTCGTTATACACCCTGTCAATTACCTTTACATTCGACAAGGGTAAGTCGGTCTCTTGCAGCAATTCAGCCTGCCGCCGGAATAGTTTATCATGCGGAACCAAATTGTAAGTTCTGCCTATTGGCCTAGTGTTCAGGATTGCACCGGATGCGGTATTTTGTAGGGCTGAATATTCTGGCATAGGTACTGGTTCGCACACCTCATATGGGTGTGTATCACGTGTTGTTATTGCCTCGATTGGCACCCTCTGGACAGAGCCGCGACGGGTAAACAATTCGATGTTTGAAGGGTCGTTATGTTCAATAACGTTTAGGTCTGTGTTTACTTCTATTAAGTCGAACATATCAATGTTCCTTTCGTTTTGGTTAACGGGACAACCCCGTTGGACTGTTATTGCACCTGCTGCCAGATGCGTCAAGGTAATTCATTTTTTACCTTATTACATACTAACACATGATTCTCGATAGTTGACGTTGTGGGACAAAAAAAATGGATGCCGCCCCGCGACTCGCGACACCCGTTGCTAATACCGCACCCAGTCCCCCCCGAACCAATAAGGACACTGCAAGTAACATACTAGCCCCAATAAAAAAGTTTAACGTGGGCATTTTGTCATGTTATCCCATAACGGTCACGCCATACTCGCCACGTTATTGCCTGCAATTGGTAAGGCATTATCCCGGCATCGTTCGCAGCTTCCTTGTAAGCTTCCTGTAATGCCTTGTATTCACGCACCCCAATATTTGTTCGGTCGTCAGTTAATCCGATACGTTCATTATAAGCAATGTTTCGTGCGTGACCGTCTATAGTAACGTTGAACTCGCCCATAATGTCACAAAAGAACGACGTTATTTTTTGTCCCTTCAGCATAGCCTTTGCCCCATTGTAGGTTGGACGTTCTGCCAATATGCCCCAAGCCTTCTTTTTCATAGCGTGGTAAGTTGACACTTTTACGGAATCAATACCATCACCCCTGAGAAATGCACCGATTAAAGCATCGGCATTTTTAACGTTACGTTGCCATTTGTTATTTGGCGACAATGCAGAAATAACGGCCACCACGAGATAAACGCCTATCCCGTATTTATTGCCGATATCATACGCAGCATCGTAGGCCGCAGCATACCACGCCATGCCGCCTTGTATCTGTACTGGGTCGGCATCTAAATAGCAGTGGGTAATATTAGAGACTAGTTTTTTGTGAGCTAGTTTAGTTGGTCGTTTCATCGTATTGTTTCCCCCGTATGAATCCAGACTGGCGCGTCGGTTTCAATCCAAACTTTAGCACCACAAGATAAAGGTTTATTTGGGGAATATACCACCCGCGACAAACCGTCAATTTCCGCTGCATAGGTGTAGTGATTGCTTTTACTGGTCTTAACAGTAATTACGGGTTCGTGCGTTCCATTCTTAGCATTAGCACGAATCACGTGTTGGTTTATATGTATTCGTTTTTTCATCGGTTCGGTTCCTTCGTTGGTTTAGGTTGGATTCCTTTTAATGGTAGTTTTTGGCGCGGTCAAGTGTTTTTAATTTATCGCGCAATCTTTCTAAATAGCATTTTAGACAATAAAAAAACTTGTCCATGACAACAACGTTAGCGAGTTCCCAACAAATGCAGCATTTATGTTCCGGATTTAACGTGGGGTTTTTGTCTCGTTTTAACGTGAGAGATTTGTCAAGTTTTTTGCGTGGGGGATTTGTCATTGTTTGTCACTCCAAAATTCATACCACGCATCCGCTAACATTTCGGCGTATTCGGTTTTGTCACGTACTCCCACCCAATCGCGGTAGGGTTCCATTCCTTGCAAGAACTCTCCAAATTGTTCGCAGCCACCAATGACCTCGTTTGCCTTACACCAAAAGTCTTCTTCTAGCTGGATTGCCCAGTCGCTCATCTTACTCATTGACTTGCTCCACTGTAATGTCCGGTAAGTATTCGCCGTCGTATTCTTTCCAGTGTCCATCCCAATTCATAGCTATTATTCTAGCTTGATTGGCGTTCTCTGCTTCGAGAGTACACACCTCAGTTACGAGATAGCTTCGGGCTACTTCAAATTTTGGCATCACCCATTCTCCCGCACATCTAGGTTAAATTCATAGCGCAGCTTATCCCTTGCCTCTGCCAATTCTTGCAGGTCATAGGCAGTAACAGCCTTGATGCCACCTAAGTCTGGATACATGGCGGTGTTTAATATCTCATCTAGCAATTGGTACGCATTGATAACAGCAGCTCGTTGGTCAAGAGACAGCTTGGCTACACGGTCACGGCGTTGGATACGTTCCTTCTCACGCTTCGATGCCCAATAAGCAATGCGTTCGTCTTGTGTCATATTCTCTAGTTTCTTCGCCATTTGGTTTCTCCTATCTGGCAGTTGATTAGTAACCGATATAGAAAACAACCCCGTCTGTCAACACAAAAAGAAACGGGACTAGAAATTAATCCAGCCCCGCTCTTCAACCAACCAACGAAAGTACAAGGGGTAACCACTCCCCCTGTTCAACCTTACTACTAAGCTACTTCGTAAGGTGTCCTCAGTTTTACCAAAACCTGTTTATGTCTGTCAACCCACAAACGACATTCATTTTCACTTTTTCCAACGTAAATTGTGACAAGACGCAAGTAATCTACACAGTCTTTTTTCTTCACCGCTTCCCTGTTTGTCTCGCCAATGCGAACAGATGATGCTGGTGTATTGACTGCCCACCTATCGTCCCACTGTCTGCGAACTATTTCTAGCTCAAGTTTTGGGGTTTTCAACGATTCCATGTTCATCCTCGTAAGATTCTAAGTAAACGTCTATTGCATCCCGAATCAGGTCAGCTACTGCAACCTGTTCGAGAGAACTCTTTTGCATGTGATGTGCCATGTATGCAAGCTTATCATACTGTTGTTCCTTCATCAGTAAATTATATGTCTTGGTAGGTTCAAGTATCTTGTTTGGTCTTGGCATCGTTAAGTTCCTTCTTTGCCAGTTTATCTAACTTGTCTTTCCTCTTACTTGGGACAACCTGTTTCTGATACTTCTTGTCCCTTAATAGTTTAGCTATAGGGTTGATTTTATTAGGTATCTTCATAGTAGGATTTCCCTATAGGGTTACTGTTCGTATTGCGTAACATGGCTGTCAAGCGTTTGTCAAACAAAAAATGCTCTTGACACAGATTTTGGCGTAATGTAGTTGTCAGGACATAGGAGTTAGCCCATGACAGTTTGGCTAAAAGATTACGTTACTGATTTGTCAATCGCACCGGAAGGTCGTCTACGGATGGACTGTCCTGCTTGTGGCAAAAAAAATACCTTCAGTGTTTCTGACACTGGCGGTGAACGTCTATGGTTTTGCTTTCATGCAGACTGTGGGGTTCGTGGACGAACAGGCTTTAGGATACGCAAAGACACTGGTATCCACCCCCTGTTACGCACTAAGTCATTGGAAACAAACAATAACTCAAATATACCATTCGAGCTGCCTGACACGTTTGTTGCCCTGTCCCGCGAACCTCGTGCCGAATCCTATGTCAAACGGGTAAATGCCTACGATGCGTACCTTGCTGGTCGCGTCGATATTCGTTACGACTTTCGTATGAACCGTGTCGTCTACCTGATAAAGGATGGTAGGCAGGTGGTTGATGCTGCTGGTCGTAGTTTAGATAACATCAAACCTAAATGGTGGAGATATGGAAAATCCGGTAATCCTTTCGTTTGCGGTGCCAGCCGTGTCGGAGTTCTTCTGGAAGACTGTGCTAGTGCTTGTAGTGTATCTAGTTTTCTTTCGGGGGTAGCCCTGTTAGGAACTAACTTACAGGACAGTCACTTGCCCTGTTTAAGAAAATATGATAGGCTTCTTGTAGCCTTAGACAAGGATGCAACCAAGAAAGCATTGGAATTGGTTCGCAGACTACAGGCCATCAGGCCAACAAGTTTAGTTGTTTTAAACAAAGATGTGAAAGATATGACAGATGACGAACGAAAACGAACCTTCGAAAGATATATCCCTTGAACTGCAGGTTCTTGGGTTTATACTAAACAAAGACTTCTATGGTAAGGTAAAGAATATTGTTAGTCGTGATATGTTCGAGGGGCGTTACGCAACGCTGTTCGATACCATCACTTACGGACACAAGACCTACGACATAGACATACACCCTAATCAGTTATCTGCCCTAGTCAATGACCGTAATCCGGCAATGCCTAAGAGTGCGGTGTTCGAACTGTATGACATAATAGTAAATTTACCCACTCACATATCCCCTGACATGTCCCTCGAACTTGATGTCGTCAAGAACTTTTGGGTTCGGGACAGGGCTAGGCAGATTGGTGAGAAAGCCATCTCTATTTTTACGGGCGAGTCCGAACACTTTGGCGAACTCAAGACCCTGATTGATATGGTTGAGGACGGGCGTATGTCCGACAAGACTACATATAGCGAGGTATCCAAGGACTTTACCCAGTTACTAGAAGAGGGTACGGGTGCGCCTGACTTCCCCTTTAGTTGGGACTTGCTACAGGAAAACCTGCCGGGAATGGACAGAGGTAACTTAGGTATAATATTTGCCCGTCCTGAAGTTGGTAAGACTACCTTCTGTGCTTTCATAGCAGCCAGTTATGTTAAACAAAAACAAAGGGTTGTGTACTGGGCTAACGAGGAGCCTGCAGAAAAGATAAAGCTACGTATCATACAAAGTTACTTTGGTATGACATACGATGAGATGAATGCGGGTGCAGAGGCTCTGTTGCCTAGGTGCCTAGAAGAGATAGAACCCTACCTGACCGTGATGGATTCGGTGGGTACATCTATGGATGAACTAAACGACTACGCTCAACTAAACGAACCTGATGTCATGTTCTGTGACCAGCTAGACAAGTTCAGAGTGAACGGTGAGTTCAACCGTGGTGACGAACGCCTCAAGGAAACCTACGTCTTGGCTCGTGAGATTGCCAAGCGAAATAAACTCCTTGTGTGGTCTGTTAGTCAGGCAAGCTTTGAAGCCCATGACAGGCAATTCATCGACTATGCTATGCTAGATGGTTCGCGAACTGGTAAGGCTGGTGAGGCAGATGTTATCATTGGCATAGGTAAGACAGGCACATCAGAAGAAGAGAACACCACACGGCACATCTGCATATCCAAGAACAAGCTGAATGGATGGCATGGTATGTTTAATAGTCACATAGACATTCAAAGGGGGTTGTACTACTAATGTTAAGGCATGGTGATGTTAGAGAAGACGGCATGGTGTTCTGGGGTATGACAGGCAAACATCAGGACTGGAGAAACCCAGACAAGTTTTATGCTGCCAAGAAAAGAAACCACGACAATAAAATACGCATCAAAAAAATACGACGACGATGGCTGAACATATACAAGACATCCAAAGGGTGCAGTCTGTGTGGTTACAGGGAACATCCGGCGGCTTTACAGTTCGACCACCTAGACCCATCCACAAAGGTTAGGGATGTATCTAACATGGTAACCTTAAAACTAAAGCGTTTGATAGACGAGGTTAGGAAGTGCAGGGTTCTCTGCGCGAACTGTCACATGATACACACTTTTGGAGAAAACAAATGAAGGTGCTTACTTTTGACGTGGAGACCACTCACAAGCCCAAGGCAAATGGTTCGACAACAGCACTGCCGTATTTTGGTAACTCATTGGTTTCTATAGGTTTTAAGTGGACACATGACCCTCACGTTGAGTATCAGTGCTACTACCATAGTGTACAAAAGCCCTACGAGGATTCGGCAAAGCTATTTCAGTTTACCCTTGACTACGCTGATGTGGTTGTGGGACAAAACATAAAGTTTGATTTATCGTGGATTCGCGAATGCGGGTTTACTTACGAAGGACATGTCTATGATACAATGGTTGCAGAATATATTCTTGCCCGTTCCCAAAGGTGGCCTCTTTCACTTGCTGCTCTTGCAGAAAAGTATAGTGATGTGCAAAAGGAGAAGGACCTTGTGGCATCGTATCTCAAAGAGGGTAAGACATTTTATGACATACCGTGGGACATAATTGAAACATACGGAAAGGCAGATGTAATTTCCACAGAGCAAGTAGCCCTTGCACAACTCGAAGCCTTTGGCACTACATTTGAGGAACTATTTAATGAACAACCAAGCACTCTTGCCCACTTTGCGTCTGTCGCTTGAGATGACAGATACGCTGTCCCGTATAGAACGGAATGGCATCAAGATAAATAAAACCACTCTCGCTGACATCCGGCGTGAGTACGAGGACGAACTGTTCACCCTAGAACGCCGCCTAGAAGAACTTGCTGCCCACGCTATGGGTGACACACCTATAAACCTAGACAGTCCAGATGACCGTTCTAAGCTGTTCTATTCTTGTAGTGTGAAAAACAAAAGTAAATGGGCGGGTATTTTCAACCTAGGACATGAGGTTCGAGGAGCGGGTAAGAAGCCCAAGCGACGAACCCGTATGAGAAAGTCGGACTTCAAACGGCACGTTGTCAATGAGACAACTGTGTTGCATAAGACAGTTGGAAGTCAATGTACCGATTGCGGGGGCAAGGGACGCTACACAGCGCGTAAGAAGGACGGTACGCTAGGTAAGGCCGTTAGAATCTGTAAGCCCTGTGAGGGGACAGGTGTGCGCTATAAATCAACGGGTCAGGTTGCTGGCTTCAAGTTACTTCCCCGTGACCCTTATGATGTGGCTGCTGCAGGATTTAAAACCGATAAGGAGACCCTAGAAAGCATGTTCACATCCCTGAGAGGAGATGCCCGTGAATTTGCAGAAGCTTATATACGATATAGTGCGGTGCGCACTTACCTTCGTTCTTTCGTTGAAGGTATGGAAAATAACGTCGATAGTGAGGGTTTTATACACACCGAATTTATGCAATGTGTTACAGCGACGGGTCGCCTTTCGAGCCGAAACCCTAACTTTCAAAATATGCCACGAGGTTCCACCTTTATTATACGCAAAGCTGTTGAGAGTAGGTTTGAGGGTGGTTCGATACTTGAGGGAGATTACTCGCAGTTAGAGTTTAGGGTTGCAGGATTCTTAGCAAAGGATGAAGGTATCAAAAACGACGTGGAGATAGGTACCGATGTTCATAATTATACTGCCAGTATTATTGGATGTTCGCGACAAGATGCCAAGGCTCATACATTCAAGCCGCTTTATGGTGGTGTGTCTGGCACAGAAGACCAGAAGCGTTACTACAATGCGTTTAAGGAAAAATACAATGGTGTAACAAAGTGGCACGAGGAATTGCAAAAACACGCAGTTATGAAGAAGCACATTCGACTGCCATCAGGTAGACAGTATGCTTTTCCAAACGCTCGTTGGACTGATTGGGGTGCTGCCACTGACCGCACTGCTATCTGTAACTACCCTGTACAGGGTTTTGCAACTGCTGACTTACTTCCTATGTCTTTGATTTTATTGGATAAAAGGGTGAGGGAGTTGAACATGAAGTCTGTTATATGCAACACCGTTCACGACTCTATTGTGATGGATGTCCATCCTGATGAAGAAAAAAAATGTGTCTATATAATGTCAGAGTGTATGCTTGCTATCCCACGGGAATCAAAAGAAAGATACGGCATTGAGTATGATATGCCTGTTGGAATAGAATTAAAAATGGGTAAAAACTGGCTTGACTTGGAAGAGGTACTCGTGGTATAATTCTTTTACGTACAAAATCCCAATAGGAGATTACAATGGGAAATGAAATTGCAATGATAAACGATGAATTGAATACTTTCCTCACTGCTTTTGATTCGGGAGACGAATCATCATTAATGGAAATGAGTGGACAAACTGATGGTGACAATAGACCAAAGATGGGCTTGCCTCGCCTGACTATTAATTACGAGACTGAAACTGAAGATGGTACGCACCTTCCAAGAGGGGCGTGGCGTGTTTGGAACGGTTCTGGTGTTGTCTATGCTGATGAAGTACAGATACGTCCTCTTCTGCGAACCTTTGAGTGGTCTGTATGGGACCAAGAAGAAGGTAAATTTTCTTGTAAGTCTGTACAGAAAAATAAATTAGGTGGAGACTTTCCTGATACGCTTGGTGGAAACAAGTGTGGTAGACTTTCCAAGCAAGAAGAAGAAACCATGTCCCCGGATGACCCAAGGGTTTTGCTCAGTCGTTCGGTGAACTGTAATCAAGTCATATATGGAGTAATGGACGCACCTAAGGCGAAGGATGCTCAAGGTGTTGTCACACCCATAGAGGCCATGCCATTTGTTGCATACTTTAAACGTTCTGGTTTTCGTCCGGTCAGTGACTTCATTCAGAAGCAGCTTACTGACCGTAAAATCATAATGCAAAAGGCGGTCATTAATTTTACGACAGAGAAGCAAAAGAATGGTGGTGTGGTATATTGGACTCCAAAGCTATCTCTTGTTAAGGAAGTTAGCATTACAGACAGTGACAAAGAACTGATGAAAAAGTTTGGAGAAACTGTGATTGCTCATAATGAATCTGTGTTTGAAGAATATAAGCAGGCACAGAAAGCTATGTCTAATTCAGCGGATATTGATTTAGAGCAACGTTTGGCTGGATAAATGCTTCCGCTTGTAGAGATACAGGATTTTCTACAAAGAGCAGGGCGGGGGGAGATAGACTCCTCTCGCCTTGAACCTTTGATAGAACAATTTGGTGAAGACTGTAAGGCAGCTATGCGTAAACAGTTTTCTAACCGTGGTGATTACCGTATACGTATGTCCGGTGTAGGTCGCCCCCTGTGTCAACAACAACTGGAGAAGCAGGGACACAAACAAGATGTTGCGTATAATGATATAGTCAGGTTCGCAACTGGGGACTTACTAGAGGCTTTTGCAGTGTTGGTTATGAAGGGTGCTGGCTTAAACGTTGTGGACGAACAAAAAAAGTGTTCCCTCGAACTCGCTGGTCAAAACATAAATGGCACATTAGACGTAATTCTTGAAGTTGATGGTGAAGAAGAAGTTTGGGATATCAAGACTGCAAGCCCGTGGTCATATGAAAATAAATTTTCTGGTAGGGGTGGCTATGAAGTCATCAAAGAAGACGACCCTTTTGGATATATTATGCAGGGACATTTGTATGGAGAGTCAGAGGGTAAACGGTTTGGTGGCTGGATTGTAATTAATAAATCTAACGGTGAGTGGGACTTTGTAGAAGCACCCCGCGAACAAAGTGAAGACCGGAAAACCTACATAGAAGATGCGAACAGGCGTGTCGAAGCTATTACGAATGATGCACCCTTTAAGGTTCCCTTTCAGTCAACACCAGAGATGCACACTGTAAATGGTCAAAAGGTAGAGACGGGGAATCGTCTTATGCCCAAGACATGTACATTTTGTTCTTTTAAAAATATGTGCTGGAAGAATGCAGTCCATGCTCCTAAAGCAACTTCTAAGGCTAAATTCAAGCCATACACTTGGTACACCAAACACGTAAAAGATGTTGCTTAGTCATGCCTATTTTATATACACGGGGCTACCCCTTCGAACTTTTTGACTTGAATCCAGAGATGCGTTGTGTGTTTGTGGAATCCCATGAGAAGCGAGGGGGTGGCCCTGCTACTGTTGATGTTCGCGGGATGGAGACATCTCTGCCCCTCACTATGCGTGATAACTTTTCAACAGGTGGAGCCTTGGCTTGGGAAAGTGAGGCAAGAGACATTAAACTCATAGAAGAGGAGTTTCAAATTATTATTCATCATCTTAGACAAGGAGTTCTCGTATGCCTTCCGACACTTCTATTATCAGAAGAGATGGCACTGCTAGAAAAACGTTCCCCAAAAGTAGGACAGTATCTGTTAAAAAGGCTAGACGGAATGAAGGCGGGGTTTCCGTTGCAAGGATTATGAGAGGCACTAAATATAGGTCTGCGTTTGAGATTAACATAGCTAAATCTCTTGCAAACCGTGATGTACCCTTTGAATATGAGAAACACAAGTTCGAATACATACCCAAGGTACGTACCTACACACCTGATTTTTACCTGCCTCAGACGGACATCTATGTGGAAGTAAAAGGCCATTTAGATAAAGGTGATAGGGTTAAGATGCAGCTTATCAAGCAGCAGCATCCAGATTTAGATATCCGGTTCGTGTTCCTACGAGCCAGTAACAAAATTTATAGGGGCAGCAAAACGACCTACGCTGACTGGGCAAACCGTCATAGTTTCCCGTGGGCTGAAGGTAACATACCTCAAGATTGGATTACAAATGGCTGATGAAAGAGAATTTGAAATGGCTAGTTTACTGCCTGACAGGTGGTACGTTATATTAAAAAGAGTTGATGATGAAACTTTCAACATGACGGCGTACGACACTACAAAGTATGATGAAAACAGTGAAGATATGGAAGCGGGTTTCGTTGCACAACAGGGTTTAATTGAATTATTACAAAATGATTTTGATAGAGTGATTAAAGCAGGCACGACCCGTATAGCTTTATTTGATGTGGCTGAATCCATTAAAGATGAAATACAAGGGGAACTTGACTTAGATGATGAACCTAAAGTATTGTCAATAGAAAATAATGTTGTGAAGGTAGATTTTGGTAAAAAACAATGAAGAGACATGAAGCGTACATGAAACAGAAGCTCGAAGAAGAAAGGTTCTTTCCAGACGAGGATGCAAATGAACAGGCTGGTAAGATGGCCTATGGTAATGTGGACATGGTTAACAGCCCACCGCACTACAACAGTTCAGGAATGGAATGTATAGACGCTATACAAGCAGCAACCCTAGAGGGGTTCGAATATTATCTGCAGGGAAACATAATGAAGTATCTGTGGAGATACCGTTATAAGAATGGTATTGAAGACTTAAACAAAGCCAAGTGGTATTTAGATAAATTAATAGATGTTCGAGGAGAAAATAAATGAACAACCAACTGCCCACTGTGTATCAGCAATTTATTCATAAGTCACGTTACGCTCGTTGGATTGACGATGAAGAAAGACGGGAGAATTGGGATGAGACTGTATCCAGATATATTAGCTTTATGGATAGTTATGTGCGCGATAAACATGATTATATCCTACCAGATTCACTAAAAGCTGAATTAGAAGATGCTATCTTAGAGCTTAAAGTTATGCCATCTATGAGAGCTATGATGACTGCAGGTCCTGCTTTGTCTCGTGATAATATATGTGGATATAATTGTAGCTATATACCAGTTGATAGTCCTAGGTCTTTCGATGAGTGCATGTATATTTTGATGTGCGGGACTGGGGTAGGTTTTAGTGTTGAACGTGAAAATGTGGATAAGCTACCAGTTGTTTCAGATAATTTTAATCAATCAGACACAATAATTAAAGTGGCTGATAGTAAACCGGGATGGGCAAAAGCTTACCGCGAATTAATTGCATTGTTATACGCGGGGCAAATCCCATCATGGGATGTATCAGATATTAGACCAGCAGGTGCAAAGTTGAAAGTTATGGGGGGCAGAGCTAGTGGCCCAAAACCTCTTGTTGACTTGTTTAATTTTAGTGTAAATATATTTAAAAAAGCAGCAGGACGCAGACTATTTCCTATTGAGTGCCATGACCTTATGTGTAAGGTAGGTGAGGTAGTCGTTGTGGGTGGTGTTCGCAGGTCAGCCCTAATTAGTTTATCTAATCTTAACGACGACCAAATGCGTCACGCCAAGGCTGGTGAGTGGTGGGATGAACCTGACAAACAAATCTACCGCAATGGTCAACGAGCTTTAGCGAACAACTCTGTTGCTTACAAGACTAAGCCAGAGATGGGTACGTTTATGCGTGAATGGCTTGCGCTGTATGATAGCAAGTCTGGTGAGCGTGGAATGTTCAATCGTGAGGCTGCAGACAAACAGGTTGCACGTAATGGACGTAGAGAAACAGGACACATGTGGGGTACGAACCCCTGCAGTGAGATAATCTTACGTCCATACAGTTTTTGTAATCTGTCAGAGGTAGTGGTTCGCGAACACGACACACTAAAATCTTTAAAAGAAAAGGTACGGATAGCGACTATCTTAGGTACTTTACAATCAACCCTTGTAGACTTTAAATATTTGAGGAAAGCATGGAAAGACAACGCGGAAGAAGAACGCTTGTTGGGTGTCTCCTTGACTGGTATCATGGACCATCCCGTTTTATCCAAAAATGTAGACAGCAAGCGTTGGCTAGACGAAATGCGAGAACACGCTATAGAGGTGAACAGGAGCTTTGCCCAGACGCTTGGAATCCCACAGAGTACTGCAATCACCTGTGTCAAGCCGTCGGGTACTGTATCACAACTAGTGGACGCAGCAAGCGGGATACATGCACGGCACAACGACCATTTTATAAGAACAGTTCGCGGCGATAACAAAGACCCCCTAACACAGTTTCTTATTGACAGTGGTGTGCCTGCAGAGAGAGACATGGGTAAGCCAGACAGTGTTACGGTTTTTAGTTTTCCTATGCGTTCTCCATCTGGTGCCGTTACAAGAACAAGTATGTCGGCTATAGAACAGTTAGAGTTGTGGAAAACTTACGCTATACATTGGTGTGAGCATAAGCCATCAATTACTGTAACCGTAAAGGAACACGAGTGGATGGAAGTTGGAGCATGGGTATATGAGAACTTTGACGTGGCTTCTGGTGTGTCATTCCTGCCTCATAGTGACCATACATATCAACAGGCACCTTATCAGGATATAGGCCCTGATGACTACGCAGAGTGGAAACAACGCATGGAAGTTGTAAACATTGACTGGAACAAACTCACTGACTTTGAAAAAGAGGACAATACAAGTGGCTCTCGCGAACTTGCCTGCTCATCAGGAGTTTGCGAAGTTGTAGACTTGACAGCAGCATGAGGTGCTGGCACTGTAACACGGAGTTAATTTGGGGGGGTGACCATGAATCAGACCTAGATGAGGTTATCATGGAAACCAACCTAAGTTGTCCTACTTGTAACTCATTTGTAATGGTATATCTACCAGAGAGTGAAGATGATGACTAACATGGAACCAGCAGTATGTGACCGCAAGAAGTTCGACCTCGACCTGTCCTATGGTAAAGTTCGCGAACAGCGGGTCGCTGACATGCTCACAGATAAAAAAATAGAGGTCAAGTCTGAACGAGACATGTGGGCTAAGACAGGTAACATAGCTATAGAGTATGAGTCCTATGGTAAGCCTAGTGGTATTAACGCGACAGAAGCTGACTACTGGTTTCACAACCTGTGCATAGGTAAAGATACTTTTGCAACCCTTGTGTTTGATGTGCCATCCTTGAAACGAATCATCGATAACCTCGACTACAAAAAATCCGTGAGCGGCGGTGACAACAACGCTTCACGGATGTATCTCTTAAACTTGCAGAAGTTATTTTCTTCTGATGTAATTAAGGCATATAAAGATGAGCAACAAGCATCCCAAGGCTGACCTGTTTACTCTAACAGCAAAACTGAATGACAGGGGCAGTGTCGAACTAGATATGGACTGCGTGAACGCTGACCAGTTTGTTCGCCTAATGGAAAAAGACCTGCCATCTTACGAGGGAACGTTTAAGATAGCAAGTCTTCTTAGGTACTTGAGGTCTATGGGAGATGAGGTCTTGAACAAGTCTAGTAGGTATATATAGCCTACATCTTCTTTTTAGTTTTACCCCCGTACATCATGCCTTCCATCTTGTTAGTCATGGGTGTTGGGGCTGACATAGCTGTAGGTTTTGTTCCCTGTGCGCGAGGCATCATGGGGTTCATCTGTGGGTTCATGTTTGCATCCCTGTTCATGGGGCTGCGAACCATTGAACCATAGGCGTAGTTCTTACGCATGGCTTTACCACCATATGCTTTCTTGTTCATTTTAGCTCCTGCTATTCTATCTGCTTTTGTTGGAGCAGGGTTGTTATCCATTCCTGCTTTTACACTTAACATACCAAATTTAGTTTTCTTGTTCATCTTCCTGTTCCTCATCTTCACTTGTTGTAAAAAAGTCCACTGTGGCTTCTACAGTGGCTTCTGCAGCGTCTACTGCAATTTCTCCAGCACCCACTGCCATACCTTCTAATCCGGGGATTAAATCACCCTCCCCTTCTAATACTATTTTCTGTCCCTCTTGAGCCAGTTCTGTAAAGAAAAAGTTTTTCAGAATATTGTCAAACTTCTTCATGTCATTTCCACCTGTTAAATTAGGTGTCTTTAAAAATTTGTGAAGTACTTCTGCTGCAGCTTTATCTGACAGAGCTAGTTTCATCATACTTATCTGACCAGCTTTAGCTGCAGTAATAGCGTACTCTGAAGCGATATAAGCCGGGTTAACAACTCCTTTAACTGCATTGTATACTCTACTAACCTTACCCGCTAACCCTATTCCTATGTAGTCCCCCGTGGCTCCACGAACATTTACAGCAGTCTTACTATCATTAAGATGTTGCATTATACCTTCTATGAAGTCTATATGGTCTGGGTCTAGTATCTCCTCTAAGTTACTTCTAACTGCAGGCTTTTGAAGCTCACCCAACACAACTTCAGGGCTAAACAGTGCTTCAGTTACTTTTTCTCCTGCTTCTCTAGTGGTTACTTTTCCACTTACGTTACCTCTTCCTGCTCTTTCAAACAGTCCTACCATAGTATGATATACTGCTACAGTTTGAAAAGAATCATCAGCATCCTTTGGACTCATACCTGATGCTCGTAGCACCGAAGTAACTTCTTTTTTTAACGTTCCTAGTTCCCCGCCTTCTGGTCCAAATATAAAATTATCTGCAAAGTCAGCAGAAGACATAGACCTAGTTGCTCTATCCGTTACTTCAAACCCACGTTTAGCTTTGGAGTCCAATAATTTTATCTTGTCTAAATTATCTTTCTTAAAACTTTCAAATTCAACTTTTAAGGAATCAAAAGCACGTTTAATTATTGGGGACTTCTTTATAGACGTTACTAAATCATCCCGAACACTGACTGCTTCAACCACGTCTAATATTGGTTGTTGAACTATGTCGCCCCCTTCTTCTAATATAAAGGATGCGTTCAAATCATCAGTGGTGTTTATTGCGTTGTTCGTTAAGTTAGGATTTAAGGAACCAGAAATTCCTGCGACAGATTGAGGGTCTTTAATAGCTTTATACTTTTCAAGAAACCTAGCTCCAGTCTCAGAATAAATCACCTCTTGCAAAATATTTTGTAAATCCCGAAAATCGTCCTTACCTTTTTCCGTTGTTAAATCGAAAACAAACTCACCATGCTTATTAGAGAACTGCCCATATGATGCTGTTAAGTTATCAACCAAAAGAGGCAGTTTATTTTTGGATGGGCCAAACATCTTTGCAGTCTTTGTTGGCATCAAAGAACTAATCACAGCCTCAGAAAAATCATCGAATATAGCAGTTGGGTTTTCACTGTAAACATTCTTCAGTTTCATACCAAACCCTAGTTCGTTAACCCTTCGAACCTTTATTTTTTCGAATTTATCCAACATTAGTTTGGGTGACTGAGGAAGACCCACCTGCATTTCATATTGTTTTCTTGCATCTCCTATGGCGGTAAAGTACTCCTCTGTGGCTTGCCCTTGCACCACTTCGTCTAATTTATCGACGTATCTACCATACGCTGCATGTTTTTCTAAATCACCTGAAGAATGTGCAGTTGAACCTGCTCTTTTAAAAGCTCTCCTAACAAGTTCTAAATCATACGGGTCAGCAGCCATAAAGGGATTGAACGTTGGATTTAACAGGTTGCCTGCATCATCTTTTGCAGTCATCATCGCTACTGCAAGGTCAAGGATGCCCATCTCTCTAAACTTGTTTTTTTCAGCCCCTGTTTCTGCAGCGTCTATTAGTTTATCGTGAAGTTCTTTTAAGTTTCTCTTACTAATCGCTCCCTCTACCATAGTTTCCAAAGCTTTTTTTACTTTCTTACCCTCACTGCCTGTGTACAGAACAGAGCTTGCATTAAAGAACCTTTTAACACCATCCACACCCTCTTGGGCTATTACATCATCAACGAAGGGTCGTAAACTGATAGGCCCACTTTTTTTAGCAAGTTCTCTTGGTGTTGTGTATATTTCGTCACCCAACATTTTAAGTCTATTGGTCTTAGATAGATGCAAAGCTTGTGTAGCTTCATTTAATGCTTCTACGTAAAACTCCGTGTCTCTAAGATTTTTAGCTCTTTCCAAACTGGAGTCAACAAGTTCTTTCAATTGGGTATTAGTTTTTTGTAAAAATTCAGTGGGGTTGTATACTTGTTTTGCAAGCTTGGTTATCTGTCGTCTGTGTGCTTCCAAAGCAAGTAACATGTCTTCATCTAGTTCATCTCGTGGGCCAAACTTTATAACATAGTTTTCTAGGTTATCTAGTTTTTTAAGTCTTTCCAAATTTGTTTTTTCAATCTTTTCCGCTAACTTTGAAAGTCCCTCTTCTCTTGCAGCTATGAAGCTCTTTACAATTTTTTGACTTGGAACATCATCTATGTCCATGACTATATTTTTCATGGCACCCAAAGCTTCAGTAGCAAACAGAAAGTTTTTTTCCATGTCGGCAAAGTCGGCTTCCATATCTTGAAGCTCAAACTTACTCAAAGTCTCTAAATCTATTTTACCCCTGTTTAATTCTCCGGCTGCTGCAAGCGTTACAATACCAAACGTGTTTCCGTATGTCTGCAACATAAGCTCGTTCATACGTGCCTGCTGGTTTTCAGGAACCATACCCACTATCTTCTTATGAAGCGCAGCGGTTTCATCCATGTGACGTAAACTTTGCGCTCGTGTGTTAGGCTCTAGTTTTTGATGTAGTTTTATTAGGTTTCTAATATTTTCTCTTTGTTGTTCGTTTAACTTCACCCCTGTTCCTAACGCAGCCTCTATGTTTTTCATAGTGCCATCAACAAGGATTGGCCCTGCCACGGGTATGTTACTAGCTATAGTTCTACCCATTTCAAAAATGGAAGGTACGCCATACTTTAATGCACCTCCACTGGCGGATAGGATTCTTCTTCCTAGTTTCTTTCCACCATAACCAATTCTGTACCCTCCAAAACTCATAAGCATATTTGATATGGCGGCACTAGCTTCAGGGTCGTCACTAAAAAGATTTAGTTCGCGTCCTAATGCTGTTCCCGAACCTATGATTAAAGCTGATTCACCCACATCCTTTACATATGGTAATGTTTTAAAGGTCAACCTAGCATTTCTTGCAGTGTTCACTAACTGTGTTTTTTCTGCAATTAATTCGTTTCTTGTTTTTTCAGTGATGTCTTTCGAAGTTTTCAACTCATCGTCTATGGCTTTGATTCGGTCTCTCGAATATTTAAGTTCGTTGTCTACTCGCCTTTGAACAACTCCAATTTCAAAGAACGAATCTGCTTTTTCTTTTGCACCGTTTTTATTAACTATTGCAAGTATCTCTTCAGGGTCGTCCGTGTTCTCTAACAACTTTGCGTATTTAGGAGAGTTCTTGTAGGACATAATTTTATCAACTTTAGATACTCCTCTAGCCATGCCTATTGGACCCGTGGTAGCCGCCCAGAGGCCCTCTTCTGTTACATCAACGCCAAACTTTTGCCACTTGCTCAAAGTGTTGTAGGTAGCGTCAAGCATATCTTGTATATCGCTAGGTTTTACAAACACCTTTTTAATTTTTTCACCTTCTTCATTTAACGCAAATTCACCATCAGATTTTCGTTCGAAGGCAAGGCTTTCGTATTTTTCTCCTTCATATTTTTCTTTTAATGCGCTGTGTATGCTTGCATTGAAACTGTCAGCAATATCTAAAGCAGGAACGTTTTCAGTTAGAAAGTTTTTCCAAGTGGAGTACGTATTCTCAAAATCTTCTTTTATTATATCATACTCTGACATAAACTCTGCGCCACCCGGAAGGTCACCTGTCCTATACGTAGACATTACTGCAGATGGTAAAGTTGAAAAAACAAAATCAGGAACAGCCATACCTATAAAACGACCTGCCTGTTTAAATCTAGTCAGAGTTTCCTTGACAACACCCTTGTACTCTAAAATGTCATTGGTGAGCAACTCAGCAACTTCTTGCTCCATCCCCATATTTTCAAACCTTGACAACAGGGATTGTTGAGCCTGCTGAATCCTAACTGCTCTAGGCTTTAAGTCATTATATCTTTCCTCACCAACTGCCTTCTCAAAAGCAGGAGCATCAAACTCGCCTGAAGCCGTGGTAAAAGCTGTAATAGCCCCCGAACCTTCGGGTGCGGGTCTACTAGCCTCGTATTTACCAATTAAGTCAGCCTTCAAGTTTATATCATCTTTAGCCTGTTCTAAAAGAGCGGCATCGACAGGCGTGTCTCCAAGATACTCTACCCCATCCTTCTGGATTATACCTTCAGCCCACGTATCGTACTCCACAGGTTCGTTAGTCTGATACTGTTTACGCGACTCTACATCTTCTGTTCGCAGCCTCTGTTCTTTTTCAAACGGACTTTCGATGGCTCGTTCAAGTCGTGTTTTTTCATCCAATACAACAGGGTCTGCTGTGTTGTCCTGTTCTTGTTGAGTGTTTTCCGCTAAATCCATTTAGGTGTTGTCCTTGTTAAACAGCCATAGGAGAGGTGTTTGCTGTAGAGCTTGGTAATGAAGTCTTTTCCTTAAATAATTCATTTTTTTCATTTTCGTCTAATGGCACGATGGCATTATTTTCAGTGTCCTCTCTATACCATTGTCCATTATAATACTCTACTCTCTGCCCGTTCAGTGTTCGTTTAGGTGTTCCATCTTGTCTATTTGTTCGAGGAAAATTTTCTGGTATGGCTGTTAGCCTGTCCCGTTCATTTCTATCACTGGCCTTATTCATACTTTCATTTAGGTAGGCTTCATCTAGGGATGTTTGAATTAAATAGTCGGCTCTTAACATCCTGATATTTCTTGGTTTAGCCAACTCCCCCGGTTTTGCGACGTCAACCATGACCTTAACTCTGTCTAAGTCCCTTGCAAATTCTATGGATATGTCTCTCAATTTTTGCACGACCTGTGGCATGGTGCTTCCTATAATTCCTGCTGCACCTAACCTAGCTAACTGAACTTCAAAATCTTGGTTCGATAAACGACCAGCGGGGTCAGCAGCACGAGCCATGGCAATAGCTAAAGCCACTTGAGCAGCTTCAGCTTGAGCTACAGCCTCGCCTCTTTCTTTACTAAAAAATCCTAGTTCTTTTGCTTTTTCTTCTAAACTTTTTAAAGTAGTGCCTTTTTTAAATTTAGACCCAAGTTCTGTTTGCATATCTTTACCGAACACTTGGTCTATTTGACCGCCTTGTCCAAACACACGTATACCTAAGTTTTGAATTTGTTTTGCAAATCCTGTCGTGCCGGATTTAAATGTTCCTTCAGCAAAGTTTGCTAATTGTCCCTGTAGTTTTACACCAGCGTTTCTTTGTTCCCTGACTTCCTCTAATTTAAATCCTGTTAAGTCAGTAAACTCTTTTGCAATCATTGCTTCTGATTTTGACATTCTGGACTCAGTTGAATTTTCATCTGAATCTTTTGGTTTTAACATCAAAGAGACTGCTTGCGCCATACTATATCTATCATTTTTAAAATTTTCATTTAAGTACTGTCCAAACGCAATTCTATCCTGAAGGCTTCCCCCACCGTTAACAACTATATCATGCTTTGCGTCCATCATCTCTAAGGTTTTATACAAGACTTTGTTCAATCTGTATCCTGTGAGTGTGCCATCTCCATCCTGTGGAACAATGGTAGCAAGCTCATTTAACATTAACTTTACATCTCCGTTAAATCTAGGGGAAAAATTAGCAAGCTGTGGCAGATATTTATGCAATCTTTCAGGAAGTTCTGTTACTACAGCGTTCCCATCGTCTCCTGTCAGCTTGTAGGAAAACTGGACATTCTCTATTTCTCCATTCATTTTGGCATTATTTACAGCAGCATTTTGTTCACTTTCTGCGTTCATACCTTTTCTAAATTGGTTTATAATTCTAAAAACTCCCGGATATACTTCTGGTGCTTTAACATATTTTGTTATATCTCCAGTTTGTGGATTTTTAGATTTAAGTTCCTCTCCAACATTATAGGCATCTGTTGCTCTCATAGCTTCTCTTATAAATTTATCTCCAAGTGCGGGGTATTGTTGTAGGTGTCTTACGAAGTTATCCTGCTTTTCATTTGTATCAAAATGCGTCGCCATGCTATTAAACCACGTTTGTCCCCTAACCGTTCCATCACTAGACAACAGATTTTTGTCAAATAACTTAGCCCCTCCAAATTTTGGAACCTTTATATCGCCGTAGTCCAAAGTAGAGTTTACATCTGCCATACTATTAGCAAGTCCTGTAATACTTTTCATAACTGTATCTTTGTCTTGCCCTGATTTTTCAATCATGTTTAAAAAGTAAGGAGTATTAACTCGCCCACTTTTTATAAAATCTTCGTCATTAAGATGGGTAGCTACTATTTTCATAGCCTCCATTTTTTCTTGAGCTTCTGCCTCTTTTTGTGCAGCTAGAGCAGCCCGATTTTCGTCCCCCATGCGTAACTTTTCTGAGGCAAATCCCTGAATCATGTTTGCAACAAATGAACCTACCATTATTTTTCTTCCTTCTTCGCTGCTAAAAATCCACGCTTCTCAGGCTCTTCAGGAGTAGAACCTGCTCGTATGGCAGCGTTCAAGTTTTCCTGTATGTAGGCGAACATTTGTGGATTATTCTCTTTCATCATACGAAGGAATGTTTCATCGTCCATCGTACCTTCGGACTCTGGGTCATCCTTTTCGAACAGCCTATAAGGTATCTCTTCTTCTTCTGCCATGTCAGCAATAAGGATACCCAAGGCAGGCTTCAGGAGCAAGCCCGTGTCCAAACTAAACGAACCCTCTTGGAAGCCCTGTATAATCATGCCTTCAACAATGACCTCTACCGATATGCCAACCATGAGCAGCTTCAGGAGTTCCTGCTTGCTACGAGGATTGTTCAAATTATCAACGAGTTCGTCAAGAGCAACATCTGGGTCGGCATTCTTAGGAGCCTGTCCCCATGCCCATCGTGCGTTGTCATCCGTTAAAGAATGACCCGGTGGCGGTGCTGCGAACGGGTCTATATTATCTACAGTCCCTGCAAGGGGATTACGTTGTGCCATACTTTTTATACCACCTTTATATCTTTTCGAACGCTAGCTGCAGCTACTTTTGTTGCGCCTTTAACTTGCGTGGTGCCTAGTCCTATATTTCTTGCTCCACCAACTCTTTTTGTTGCTCTAGGAAATATATTAGCATATTGAGGGTTGCGAGGAACCCCACTCACTCCCCTTCGTATTGCATTTAGGAGTTGTTGTTGATTCCTGTTCCCTTGCACGAATGTTCGACCTTGCGGAGTCCCTGCGACTCTAGCTCTACCCCCCGGAATAGTTCCTGTTAAACTTGGAACTTTCATACGTGCGGCTTCTTCTTGTCGCCTTGCTGAAGCAGTGCCTTGAGTTGTCTGTGTTTCTGTGAACGTTCTGCCCAAAAACCCTAACATTCCTTCGTCTTTGCCTTCGCCGCCCAATGACCTGTCTTCACCAAACAAAAACTCTGCAGCTATGCCTACATATTTTCCAATACTATTAAAAAAATCAAACATCCTATATTATCCTTGCTAACCATGCTCCAAGAGACTTTGCCATAGCGTCTTTTTGTTGCTTGTTGTAAGCTGACTCTGCAGCGGCAATCTGCATGGCATTGGTGGCTGTTGTATGCTCCCTCTCCAAAGCGTTTTCACTCTTTTGAAAATTCCAAGAGGCATTGTCACGATATTGTTGCCATAAACTGTTCAAGGCATTTTGACTTACGTTGTACAGGTTTTGTGTGTTGATGCGGTTTGTTTCGTTTTGAATGGCTGTGTCTGCAGTATTGACTTCCCGTCTCCAAACAGCGTTCGACTGATTGACTGCAAAACTCATGTTCGAATTGAATTTATCTCGTGAGTCTTTCATCTGCGCATCGAATTGTTCCATTGCGTTCTTTTCACTCGCATTGAACTGCTCCATAGCAGCCATACGATTAGAATTTGCAGTTTCGACCTGCGAACCCAGTTCGGCAAAGAACTCATCAACCTGTAACTCATTCTTGGCGTTGAACTGGTTACGAGCGTTTTCTTCTGCCGCATCCTTGAACAAGCCTTGAACCAAACTGCTATAGGTTAGGGTATCACTCTTTTGCTTGTTATCGAGGTTCTTCAAGTCTACAGATAGTATCGACTGTGCCTCTGTAACAGCCCCCTGTAGCCGTGCGCTTAAATTCGCTTTATCCATTGCGGCAAAAGCTGCAGCGTTAGACAGGGCGGTTTGTTGTTGATTGTTCAGGTTTTGTAACTGTATTGCAGCGTACTTGTCTGCATCCCGTGCAGCTATCTGAACACCGGACTCCATCAAGGACTGTGTGATTGCAGCCGC